CGGAAGTCTCCACCAGATCGCAGCCCATTTCGTCCATCAAGGTTTCCTGGAGCTTCAAGGATGTCTGATTTACGCCGGTTACCACAGCCCGACGAACGGCCACGTTCAGATAATCGGTATGCCCCGTAGGGTAAACAATCGAAGCAATACCTTTCTCCGATAAATCCTTGATTGCCATCCTGACAGCGCTGTTATAGTCAAAAGCGCCGGTGGTTATCTGCAGCCATGCCCTGTCCAACATGTGTTCAAACTGTCTGGTTGCGGTGTTGGCTGTTGTGCGCGTGAGGTTTTCGAACAGCCCGTTTGTGTTGTCTATTCCCGCTTGTAATATAGATTGCAGAGTGGGCGAAGCGTCAAGAGGCGAGGGCGTGAGTCCTGCCGCTTTGTATATCCCTATATCAGTTTTAAGTGCTTGCACCCCAGCTTCTTTCATCAGGCGTTCGATTTCACGCTTTCTGAGGCCGGTAATCTCGGACAGTTTTTTTAGTACAGCCTCATGCACAGCACCCATTTCTATAAGTTTCTGATACTGCCACTGCGCTGACGGGATAAAATCCATTTTAGACAGCCGGCGCGCCATGTCCGCGATAATGTCGGCTTCAACCTCAGCATATAGTTCAACAAGCCTCTCGGGTACGCGCTCAAGATACTCAGGGGACAACATCACTTATCAAATCCCATCAGTTCATCATCGGTTAAAGCGGCGCCTGTCATTTTCTTTGCGGTGTTTTCATCTTCGCCATACCATTTCATACGAAATTCATAAGGCTGCATTAATCCGTCCCGGACTTCCTGCAGGTCGCGCTGGCGTTCGGATTCCTTGTCGATGATGTAGCTATCTTCAAAGTTAATGGTGATTTTAGTATCCGGATTAACCGGCATACCAATAACCTCTTTACCAATCCACAGGATAGAACGGACAAGGGATATCAGCGCGCGCTCAATGACAATATAGTGCTTAGCGGCATTTTGAATGAGTTCCTGCTTGTCGCCCATGTACTGTGTTGCCGTAACCACACTGCCGGCGTTAAACTGATAATGCTTTGTGCCAAACCCGACCTTGAAACTGAGATAATCAAGCTGCGCCTGTATGGCATCTTTGTTTTCCTGTATACGCAATGCCGGGTTATACTCTTGAATCGGTTTATTCCCGTTTTCAATCAGGCCCTCGTCGCCAATCTGAAGAAATAGTTGCTGTGCTACATCGTCAGGAGTAATCGTATTACCATGTTCATCATACTGGACAAGAGACTTGTTAAGGAAAACCTTTTTGCCGCCAAGCTTTAAATCGCGGTTAAAATTGTTATATGCTAGATCAACACCTTTCAGGTTGTCTATTGCATTAGCAAAGATCGATATTCCCAAACCGTTCGAATCGTCAATGTTATTTACAATATTCGGATATACTATGGAAAACAGCGGGATATCTGAGCCGGTTGCAAATGATTCTATAATGCCTTCAGGCAGCGGCTCTGGTATCAGCTTGCCCTCGTCATCACGGAAATAACGATTGGTTATTTCATATTCGTTATTGTCGTTGAGGATATGGGTTTCTATGTAAATGTATTTTTTACCTCGCCGAAGGACCTCGGAGACAAACGCGACATCGACAATTTTCCCCTGCCGTACCGACAGCGGGATAATGTGGTCCGCTGTTAAATACTCAATTCGGATAGAAGCGCCCTTGTCCTTTACAATCCTTTCGCCGATAACCTTCATGCCGTCAATGCGAAGCACAAAAGCGCCGGTGCCGCTCATAAAAGCTTTTTCCACAAGGGCATTGCCTAATACCCAAAAATCATTCTCGCCTAATACACCGCCTAAACTGTCTTTACCCTGTACAAACTCACCGCTCTTTTCGTCTTCGATAACTATTCGCGTTTTTTCATTTAGCAATATAGCCGCCCAGTCTTCGCAAACTTTTTTAGCCATTTTGAGGGTATACAATTCGCGTTTAATCAGGCGATTGTCAGAACCGCGCTCAGTAAATTGATGGAACGGTTTATAAAATCCCCGCCACCATGCAATCCACTCTGCTATGTGCTTATAATACGAGCTTGGCAAATCTTCATAGCCAAGCTCTTTTTTTAGGTATTCGATTATGGTTTCTATTTTCAACGTTTTCACCCCTCAAGGTTTTTCGGAACACCTAACTTGCCTATTTTATCCCGGAATGGCATCCAACCATATTGCGCCGCATTAATGGTATGATCATTCCTATCCTCCGGTTCGTCCTTATCTTCCTTCCAGCTGTATGTATTCAGTTCGCGTATGTACTCTTTACAAGTATCAACAATAAGGAAATCCCCATGCGCCAGCCAGCCCGCCTGCAGATTTATGCGGTCGATTATCGCCGTCTTTTTCCACGCTGGGTTGAACGTGTAAATGCTTCCATGCGCCCTTTTGTATTTCTGACACTCGAGTATTGTCGCCTGATCAGCGCTGTCAATAAATATATTTCTCGCAAAGCCCCAGTTAGTCCGGCAGTTTTCTAGGAAATCAACAAGCTTCGGCGGAATGTCAGACGGAGAGAGCGGGACCTTCAAATCTCGGTTATTATACACCCGTTCAGCCAGCGTAATATGCTTTCGGCAGGTGGTGATACCGGAGAAGATAAAAGCGAACGTATCGTCAGACTGCCGGCTGTAAGAAGTATCAACCCCGCAGGTAAACAAAAGGTATTTGAATTCTTTTGCCTTTGCCGGCGTTATAATGTTCTCTGGCCGCAGGTCGAACACCAGCCCTGTCGCTCGGCCGCGCAAACCTAAAATTTTGTTCTTGTACAGCTTGGTGCCTACAGGCACGTTGCCGATAATCTGCGCTTTTTTCTCTTCTGACAAGCCGAGATTATGCTCAAAAGAAAAGAACCAATGAACCCAGCCAGGTTTCGGTTCTTCGCATAACATTTGATTCAGTTCTTCAGGCGCGTCATCCTTGTATTCAGGAAGCGGCCGGCTGTGGTTTATGTACTCTTTGTATATCGGCAAGTCAGGGTCGTCTGGGTTGAGGGTCGCTATCAGGTAATCACAGCGCATTGCAGCTTCTCGGACAAAATCCATGTCGGCAATGTTTATCTCGTCTATAAAAATACATCCATTTTGTGAACCTAATGCCTTTTTCCACCTTGCTTTATCCCCATAACCAAGCGCATATATGACTTTGCCTTGATACGAAATATGAGGAAGCGTTTCGCCACCCTTGCCCGAAGGATGATACTTGACGAGATTGCCGAATATATCAAGGATTCCGAGATCTCTGTTAATGATATTTTTCTCAATAGTGCCGAGATCAAGACCGGCTATAATGTGCTGCTTCTTAGGGCTTTCCTTTACTTTGAGCATGAATTTGAGTATGCCAATTGTTGTCTTGCCTGCGTAGGTGGTCCCCTCTAAGAATTCCACCGAAGCTTTATGTTTAAGGAAGGCCTTGTACTTCGGCGACAAAAGGAGTTGTTCGCTCAACGCAAACACTCCTATTCCTTAAGCTGTTCCAATATTGCAACAAGCTTGTCACTTCCGGTATCAACCTTACCGCTCAACTCCATCTTATCAGCGAACATACCGAGGTGCTTGCCAAGGAGTTCTAAGGCTTTAATTTTATCCGAAAGCTTGATTTCGCGCTCTATCATTTGCCCGGTATCCGTTACAGAGCATTTTACTTTAACAGCTGAAATAGCGGCAGTATCATCTGATGTGGCACCGTCCTTCAACACGGCCTTATCTAAATCAATTACGTCCGGAGCATTTACGAATGCGACACGCGCCAGCTCTCGAACTACCCTGTCAGCATTCACGCCGGTTCGTTTAGATCGATCAGCCATTGCTTTGTCTATACGCGCGCGAATATTAGGTTTCGTTAAGTTTTCACTAGCAATTACCGCCGCTGTATCCGGTGAATACCCCGCTCTAATAGCCGCTTGTGTACCATTCAAGTCAATAAGGTATTCCTCACAGAACCGTTTTTGTTTATTTGTTAGCCTTTTGGACAAGGGCATTCACCACCTTTCAAAAATGGGTAGAGGAAACCACCCCAGACAATCCGGGGCGGTTTTACTCACATACAGTATATCACTGTCAATATGTGCATTTCAATGCTGTGTTTTCGACCGCCCGAAGCCCGCGACCATGCAGCTCAAACACCCATCGGTAATGGTAAGTCAACTTTACGGCTATTTCTTCAAACTTCAAGCCGTGTATGTATCGGAGGGTCAACACGCTTCTCTGCGAACCATTGGGGACTGCATCAATCGCTGCCTGCACACGCCGCCGAATCTCCTGCAGCTTATCAATCTCCTGATCCACTTCCCGCTCCAGATCCACAATCTTATCCACAATGGCGGCCATACGATCGCCCGCAGACGATTGGACAAACACCTTGTCTTTCTCCAGCACCTGTGTGGTGCGCATGGCTAGAGACCGCAGCCGAGAGATTTCCTCCAGCTTGGCGTTGATACCCCGCTCGGCTTGCAGATACTGCTGTAAAAATTCTTTTGCTGTCACCGGCGATCCCTCCGTTCTTGCTCTTGTTTCTTACGCCTGGATTCAGCCATCCGCCTTTGGGCGTATTCGATGCTCCGCTCTGCGCTTTCCCTCTGCCCCAGATTCGGGCACCAGTATCCCGGCCAGATGCATGAACCGGTGGGAGAATTTGCGTATTCACAGCGTTTTAGTGGGCATAAATCCCGCATCATTCATCCCACCTCTCAAAGCCCGCGCCCGGATATTTGGTTAAACATTTAAAGCAGTTGCTGCTGTCCGTATCCGGACCGGGATCATGCCTCTTGGCATGGCTGCAATCACTGCATGGCGTTATGCGGGTATCATCCGGCAACGGCGGCAGAGGTCCGTCCGCGTCCTTGGCATCCCTGCACATTGAACATAGCAGCCAGCCAGTGATCAGGCCGAAGACGTACAGCGTGATCAGCGCGAGAACTACATCGGTGCTTATGTAGAATGTTCCGAAGGAGATTGATGTCAGCAACATAATCATGCCTCCTGTTCCAGCTTCTCTCGTGCAGCATCAATGATGCAATCCACTATACCTTCGACTTCTGCATCATTGTCGCTATCCCAAGGTACGCCAGCATTCGTAGCTATCAGCCTGAAATAGTGCTTTAAAAGCCTTTTGGCCTCACTTCTATTATCCATATCTTTCACTTCTTCCTAATCATCTTGAAATGCACTTCTGAATCGTGCAGATGATAGAAAATGATTTTTTAAAATTTCAAGTATTTTTTATTGCTTATTCCTCGCTTTCTTTCTGTTGCTTTATTTGTTGGTAAAATACGTAAAAACCAATCCCTGTTTTTCTTTCGGGCGCTTCATCAATAAAATCACACCATTGCCTACATGCTTCTTCTAGGTAATATATTTCTTTTTCTTCCCAATCCCCCAAGATTGATTTTGCGGTTCTTATTTTGTTCTTTGAGAAACAATCTTGGAATAAGCAGTTATCGCAGTCTTTGCCAATTTCTTCACAGTATTGCGAAATATGTTTTATTCTTAATGCTTCGTTTTTAGTCACCATGTTCAACCTCCTTCTTTAAAACATCAACCCAGTGGGCTAATATTTCACGTTCATGCAATAATTCATTCTTAAAGTGCCTTAATTCTTCTGGTAGTGGGTTTTTAGATATTTCGGTAAGTGTTTCATCTGTAGCATCGATATGTTCCTGTATTTCCCGCAGATACATACGCCTAATGTTCTGCTCCTTATTTACTTTACAGAATTGCTCTGGCGTATATTGCATTATCCTTTTTACCCGTTGAGGAGCCATCGTTTCAGCCATTCTGTTTTACC